TTACATTGGGTTCTGCCTTATCACAAACTCCGAGTGCTAATTCAATATGGATGTTATCTAGTTCTGGTACTGGAGGTGTAGAACCACAAACATTTAGAGTTATATCAGTAGAAGAGCAAGATGGCGTTAATTATGCAATTACAGCATTAACTTACATTCCTGGCAAATATGCAAATATTGAAGAAGATGAGTCTTTACCTGTAAGAAACTTATCTTTATTAAATCAACCAAAATCACCTCCATCAGGTTTAGTCGCAGAAGAAAGGATTATTGTAAAAAACAAACTTGCAATAGTAAAAATAATATTATCTTGGGGGTCAGTAACAGGTGTCAGTCAATATCAAGTTCAGTACAGATTCAATAATACTAACTGGGTAATACAAGACGTATTTAGACCAGATTTTGAAATAGAAGGTACTGAAGCTGGAACGTATGAATTTAAAGTATTTTCATATAACGCTGCATTAAAAATATCAGAAACATCAACTGATTTAACATTTAATGCTGTGGGTAAAAATCAACCTCCAGCAGACGTGCAAAATTTACAATTAGAACCTGTAGATGAAAAGAAAGTGCGTTTAAAATGGGATCGTGCAGTAGATCCAGATGTTCTACATGGTGGAAGAGTATATGTAAGACACAGTTCTTTAACTGATGGTACAGGTACATTTAATAATGCAATTGATCTTGTTGAAGCATTACCTGGTAATACTACAGAACGAGAAGTACCAGCACTGGAAGGCGAGTATATTCTTCGTTTTCAAGATGACCAAGGTAACTTTAGCACTGGATCGGCAAGTGTTCTTGTAGATTTACCAGATATTTTAGATCAACAAATAATTACATTAGGTACTATTACAAGGCAAGATTTATTATCACCTGCATATAGTGGACAAAAAATTAAAGCAGACATGGTTAATAATGGTTTGAGAATACAAGAAACTACAGGCGTAACAACTGGTATCTATGATTTCAAAGATTTAATTGATTTAGAACAAGTATATGCTTTAGATATAAAAAGATTTATTAGGTCAGTAGGGTTTCAAGTACAACAACCTTTTAAAACAGCTAATAGTATTAAAGCCAACAATACAAATAACACTCAATCTATTCAAGGAGTACAAATACCAGCAAAAACCATTAGAGTAACAAGTAATACTGTTCATGATCTTGTTGTAGGCGATCCAGTACAACTTATTGGTGTTGGTAATAATAATCTTGTCAATGGAACTTATACTGTTTCAACCGTTGGAAGCACAACCGAATTTGATTTAGCAATAACAGCAGCCAATAATTTACCAGGATTTAGTACTTTTCCAACAAACGGTAGTTATAAAAAACTTACTCTTTTAGATCAACTCATACCAGATCTACCACCTGAGAAAGGTGGGCCAGCAAATGGTGGTTGGGATAACTATGCAACTGATGGTAATTTTGATGGAGTTTCAGCAGATTCAGTTAATTGTCAAATGTTTGTAGCTTCAACAAATGTTGACCCAAGTAAAGCAAATGCTATATCTTTTACAAATGGCACAACATTTCAATATGTACAAGACGACGGAAGTGAAGACGGCACTACTGCTGGAACGGTAATGACTTGTAGCTTATCAAGTCATGGACTTAAAGTTGGTGATAATATAAAAATACTATTTATTCAAGATAATTTTTCTACTTTTTACACTGTACAAACAGTTCCAAATGCAAATAAATTTACTTTAACGTCTTTTATTAATCAAGCTATAAGCAGTGCTAGTGCTAATTTTCTTAAATTTACTAAGTTTGCTGATTTAACAAACGGTACTTTTAAGGGTAGAGCTTTTGCTTTCCAATTAAGACTAACAACTGGTAAACCTTTGGTTGAAAATATAGATGTACAGCAAGCAGGTGTTACAGCTTTATTTCCAGCAAGAACTGAAAATTCTTATTTAACAGGTAATTCTAATAACCCAGTATCAATGGCTGCTCAACAGTCAAGCACCTCTGGTCAAATGACTGTTACTTTTGCAAATAGATTTTTTACAGGCACATCAACTCTAGGTGGTCTTAATGTTTTTAAACCAAACGTAGGCGTTACTGTTCAAGATTTAAATTCTGGTGAATATGTAAGAATATTAAATGTAACTGGCACTTCTTTTGATATTATTATTAGAGATAGCAGCAATACCGCAGTTGCTAGAACTTTTACATTTACGGCTGTCGGTTATGGTAAAGGGGTGTAATATGGAGGAAAAGATTTTTTAAATGTCTCAAGTATCAGATTACGATATAGCTAATGCCTCTGGTGCCCAGGTCCGTGCAGATATTAATTTAGTACTTGATGCGGTAAAAACTTTAAATAGTGGCAGTTCCGATCCTACTGGTGCTGTTGCTTTTATGTTATATGGCGACACTTCAGATAATACTTTGAAGATAAGGAACTCTGCAAACTCTTCTTTTACAGAAATAGGAAATATAAATCAAGCAAACTTAGGTTTACTTCCAAAAGACGGTGCAACTGCTATGTCAGGCGGTTTACAATTGACTAATGGTGCTGAAAATAATTTAGCTTTAAAATTTTCTGGTGATACAGATACAGGATTATTCAGGCAAGGCAGTAATGCTTTAGGAATAGTAGCTGGTGGCACTGAAAGAGTTAGGGTTGACGGTGGTGGTTTAAAAGTAAGAGCAGGTTATTCAATACAGCTATGGAATAATCTAAATAGCAATAGAATTTCTTTTGAATATAGCGGATCAAGTAATATAAATTTTACATTACCTACAGCAGATGGAGCTAATGGGAGTGTTTTACAGACAAATGGCTCTGGAGCGTTATCTTTTGTAGCAATACAAGGTGTTCCTGTTGGATCTATATTTTGTAGAGCATTTTCAGTTGTACCAGCAGGTTATTTAGAATGTAATGGTGCAGCAGTGAGTAGAACAACATACTCTGCTTTATTTGCTCTTATTGGAGAGTACTACGGTGCTGGTAATGGTTCAACAACTTTTAATTTACCTGATTTGCGTGGTGAATTTATCAGAGGATTTGATAACGGAAGAGGAGTAGATAGTGGAAGAAGTCTAGGTACCTTGCAAACAGCAGATAACAACAGCCATAGTCATGGTTATACAAATACTGGTATTACAGTTAGCGGAGCTAATCATGCTCACAATATAAGAAAAATAAATTTAGGACAAAACAATCAAAGCACTGTCGGTAGAGTAGCAGTTACACTTGGTAGTGGACAACCTTATCAAATTGGTTATGATGCTTCTGATAATTTAGTAAGTAATGTTGTCAAGAGTAGTGGAAATCTATCAATGTCAGGTAATGTAGGTATAACAATTTCATCTGCTGGTAGTGAAGCTAGACCACGTAATATAGCATTAATGTATATTATTAAAACTTAGTTATGGCAATCGAACCTGGTATATACAACTTTACGCTCCAAAGGCGGTCAGATCATACAATTCCTCTTATTTTTAAGGATTCTAATAACAATGCAATAAATTTAACTGGATTTACTGTTGCTGCACAGGTTTGGGAAGAAAC